TTGACGAGGGAACACTACAAGAACTTTCTGGTGATTTAGTTGGTGACTTTGACGGTGACATCGGCTCACGCAAAGATTGGATTCAAACGTATGTAGACGGCTTAGAGCTGTTAGGTTTGAAGATTGAAGAAAGAACTGAACCATGGGAAGGCGCATGTGGTGTCTACCATCCGCTGATGAGTGAGGCGCTGGTGAAGTTCCAAGCAGAAACCATGATGAGTATGTTCCCTGCACAGGGACCAGTTAAGACTCTTATCATCGGTAAAGAAACACCAGAGAAAAAAGATGCAGCAGAGCGTGTCCAGTCGGACATGAACTACCAACTCACAGAAGCAATGCCAGAGTTTCGCCCTGAGCATGAGCGCATGTTGTGGGGCTTGGGTCTAGCTGGTAACGCATTCAAGAAAGTTTATTTTGATCCTAACTTGGATCGTCAAGTATCGATGTTCGTCCCCGCAGAAGACTTAGTTGTGCCTTATGGTGCAGCTGATTTGGCCTCTGCTGAGAGAGTCACGCACGTGATGCGCAAGACCGAGAACGAGCTAAAGAAATTACAAGCTGGTGGCTTTTACCGTGACATTGACCTAGGCACTCCTAACAATACTCTTGATGAAGTCGAGAAGAAAATTGCGGAGAAGCTTGGCTTTAGAGCAACTTCAGATGATCGCTACAAACTCCTTGAGATGCACGTAGACTTGGACTTGCCAGGCTATGAGCACAAGGGTGAGGATGGTGAGCCCACTGGGATTGCATTACCTTATGTTGTGACTTTGGAAAAAGGAAGCGGCACCGTCTTAGCGATTCGCCGCAACTGGGAGCCAGATGATGAGACTTATCAGAAACGTCAGCATTTCGTCCATTATGGATACATTCCGGGCTTTGGCTTTTATTGTTTTGGCCTTATTCACCTCATCGGCGCTTTTGCTAAGTCTGGTACTTCTCTTATCAGACAACTTGTCGACGCTGGTACATTATCGAATCTGCCAGGTGGCTTTAAAACCAGAGGCTTGCGAATTAAGGGAGACGACACCCCGATTGCCCCCGGTGAGTTTAGAGACGTAGACGTACCAAGTGGCACGATGCGTGACAACGTCATGCCTTTGCCATACAAAGAGCCAAGTCAAGTATTAATGACACTGCTCAACGGTATCGTTGAAGAAGGTCGACGCTTTGCAAATACAGCTGATCTACAGATCAGTGACATGAGCTCTCAGGCGCCAGTGGGGACAACACTGGCTATCCTGGAGCGGACTTTAAAAGTGATGAGTGCGGTGCAAGCTCGCATCCACTTCTCCATGAAGCAAGAGTTAAAGCTTCTCAAACATATCATTGCTGCATACACACCAGACGAGTACCCATATGAGCCAGTCGAAGGATCGAGATTTGCTAAGCGTTCTGATTACGACAACGTGGACGTTATCCCTGTCAGTGATCCTAATGCTTCAACAATGGCACAAAAAATCGTCCAGTATCAGGCGGTCCTCCAACTAGCGCAACAAGCTCCACAGCTATACAACTTGCCACTTTTGCATCGTCAGATGCTAGAAGTGTTGGGGATTAAGAATGCACAAAAACTCATTCCGATGGATGAGGATCAGAAGCCAACCGATCCAGTATCAGAGAATCAGAATGTGCTCATGGGCAAGCCAGTCAAAGCATTTATGTACCAAGACCATCAAGCTCACATCACGGTGCATATGAACGCTATGCAGGATCCGAAGATTATGCAGTTGCTACAGAACAACCCAATGGCTGGAGCAATGCAACAAGCAATGATGGCGCATATCAATGAGCATTTGGGCTTTGAGTATCGCAAACAGATTGAGATGCAATTAGGTATGAGCCTGCCTCCACAGAAAGATGAGTCTGGTGAAGACATCAATATGAACCCAGAAGTTGAGGCTCGCTTGGCACCGATGCTAGCTGAGGCTTCTCAACGACTTTTGGCACAAAACCAAGCGCAAGTTGCACAACAACAAGCTATGGCGCAAGCTCAAGACCCAATTATTCAAATGCAAATGAAGGATCAGCAGTTGAAGGAACAAGAACTTCAACGCAAGATTGCTAAGGATCAGGCAGACATCGCCCTTGACCAAGAACGCATTGCAATTGATGCCATGAAGGTTGAGGCAGATGTAAAGAAAAACGCCGACAAGGTGAAGTTTGACGCTCTCAAAACCGCTGCAACAATGCGCAACGACAAAGAGAAACTGGTCGCTACAGCCGGAATGGACCTATTGAAAGCTGAGCTGACTCCCCCTAAACAACCACGTAAAGGAGAGTAATGGACGCTTTTGATGTTCTAGTACAAAACCTAGACAAAGAAATAGCTGGTAAACGAGATTGGGTAGCCTCTGGACAAGCAAAGGACTTTTCCGATTACCAAAGAATGTGTGGTGAGATACACGGTCTGCTCATCGCTCGGCAGGAAATATTAGACCTTAAACAAACTATGGAGAACTCTGATGAGTGAAATCCTTATCGGCACAAACCCCGGTAATCCACAAATTGTGGGCGCAGTAAATTTCGAAGCGACAGAAGCGGAGAAAGCAAGACAACTACCAGACCCCTCGGGGTATCGCATCCTGTGCGCAATTCCAGAAGTAGAAGACAAATTTGAGGGTTCTGACCTGGTCAAACCTGATGAATTGGTCAAAAAAGACGAGATTCTTACGACTGTTTTATTTGTAGTAAAGCTCGGTCCTGACTGCTATAAAGACGCCACAAGGTTCCCAAATGGTCCTTGGTGTAAAGAAGGCGACTTTATTTTGGTTCGTCCAAACGCTGGAACCCGTGTACTTATTCACGGACGGGAGTTCAGAATTATTAACGATGACTCAGTGGAGGCTGTAGTTCAAGACCCACGAGGCATTACACGTAAATTCATGTAAGGAGCCCACAAAATGGCTGGAATGCAGACAGAAGAATTTAAATTTCCTGATGAAGATCAGGGTAAACCCTTAGAACAGATCGAAGAAGAGCAGAAATTAGAGGCCTCTGGGCCTGAGCTTGAGATCGAGATTGAAGACGATACACCCCCTGAAGATCGTGGGCGTGAGCCTACCCCCAAGGAAGTCGTGCAAAAACTGGAGGTCGAGGTAAATGAGCTAGACCAGTACAGTGAAGACGCTAAGAAGAAGATGATCCAGATGAAGAAGATCTGGAACGACGAGCGTCGGGCACGGGAAGCAGCTGAGCGTGAGCAGCAAGCTGCTATTGACGCTGCCAAGAAACTTCGGGAAGAAAACGAGCGTATTAAGACTATGCTCTCAAAGGGCGAGCAAGAGTATGTCGCTGCGATGAAAAGCGCTGCAGACTTACAACTTGAAATGGCAAAGCGGTCATACAAAGAAGCATATGACGCTGGTGATAGCGACAAGATGATGGAAGCGCAACAAGCCATCACAAACGCTACGCTTCAACTTGACAGAGTCAAGAATTTTAAGATGCCCCCTTTACAAGAAAAGGAAACTGATGTACAAAGTGAACAACAGTATCAACCTGCCCCTCGCCCTGATGACAAGGTCATGGCTTGGCAAGCAAGAAATCCCTGGTTCGGACAGGACGAGGAGATGACAGCATCGGCACTGGGCTTACATGAAAAGCTAAAGCGCCAAGGTGTTGTGGTTGGATCTGATGAGTACTATGCTGCGTTGGACAGAACAATGCGCAAACGCTTCCCGGAAAACTTCGACGAAGATCTGGAGATGCCAGTACCCGATGAAGTGAAGGAAGCGAAAGCTGCTGACAAACCAGTAGTTAAACCGTCCACGGTAGTAGCGCCGGCGACAAGGAGCACAGCCTCCAAGAAGATTAGGTTGAAGCAATCGCAAGTTGCGATCGCAAAAAAACTTGGTCTGTCCCCTGAGCAGTATGTCCGTGAACTTATGAAATTGGAGGCCTAACATGGCTAGTAATAAATTAACTCGTGAGCTTGAAACCCGTGAACTGACTGAGCGTCCTAAGCAGTGGATGCCCCCTGAAGTTCTCCCTGAGCCAGACAAACAGGCTGGGTACGCTTATCGCTGGATTCGTGCTTCAATGCTAAATCAGGCTGACCCACGTAACCTTTCCGCTAAATTGCGTGAAGGATGGGAACCTGTAATGCTAGAAGAACAACCTCAATTCAAACTGCTAGTCGATCCGACAAGTCGTTTTAAAGACAACATCGAAATCGGCGGTTTGTTACTCTGCAAAACTCCAGAAGAGTTTGTTAAGCAACGGAATGGTTATTACTCCCGTCAAGCTGAACAACAAATGGAGGCTGTAGATAACACTCTTATGCGCCAAAACGATCCTCGTATGCCTCTCTTTAATGAGAGAAAGACGACAAGCTCTTTTGGTAAAGGTAACTAAATTTAATTAGGAGTTTATAAATGGCTTATCCAACCGTTTCAGCTCCCTACGGCTTACAGGCATTAAACCGTGTAGATGGTCTACCCTATGCTGGTGCAATTCGTCAGATTCCTATTGCATCTACATACAATACCCCAATCTACAATGGCGACATCGTCCGTATTGCCGCAGGTGGCACAATTCAAAAATCGACTGTAACTACTAACGCTACTGGCGCAGCTGCAAATAATACCGTTGGTGTATTTGTTGGTGTTCAATACGTTAATAGCCAAGGTCAAACCGTTCAAGGTCAATATTACCCAGGTAATGCCGCTGCAACTAGCGCTGTTGCTTACGTAGTTGACGATCCTTTGGCTGCGTTTAAAGTAGCAGTAACCCTGTCTAACGGCGCTATGAGCACTGTTAACCAGAGCGTTGTTGGTACTAACATTGCAGTTGTTCAAGGCACTGGCTCTAACACCACTGGTGATTCTGCTGTTTCTGTGTTCGTAACTGATACACAAGGTAACGCATCGACTCTACCACTACGTGTTATTGCAGTTGTACCTGATACTGCCGCAAACGCAACGGCCTTCACTGAAGTTTTAGTGAAGTTTAATAACCACCAGTACAATGTAACTACTGGTTTGGATTACGCAGCTTAAGGAGCATATAAATGGCTATTTCTCGTGCCCAACTACTAAAAGAGCTCCTCCCAGGCTTGAACGCATTGTTCGGTCTTGAGTATGCTCGCTATGGTGAAGAACACAAAGAGATCTACGAAACCGAGACCTCTGAGCGTTCCTTCGAAGAAGAGACCAAGTTATCAGGCTTTAGTGCTGCTCCCGTGAAGAACGAGGGTGCACCAATTGCTTATGACAACGGTCAAGAGGCTTGGACAGCTCGCTATAACCACGTAACGATTGCTCAGGGTTTCTCTCTGACTGAAGAAGCAATTGAAGATAACTTGTATGACTCTTTGTCTGCTCGTTATACCAAGGCTTTGGCTCGTTCCATGGCTTATACCAAGCAAGTTCGTGCAGCATCAGTATTGAACAACGGCTTTGACGCTGGCTACCCAGGTGGCGACGGTAAGGCTCTGTTTGCAACTGATCACCCACTCGTATCTGGCGGAGTTAACTCCAATGAGCCAGCAACCCCTGCTGACCTTAACGAGACTTCATTAGAAGCCGCCGTTATTCAAATCAGCTTGTGGACTGACGAGCGTGGTCTTTTGATCGCTGCTAAACCACGTAAGTTGATCGTTCCACCTGCACTTCAGTTCGTTGCAACCCGTTTGCTAGAAACCGAACTCCGTGTTGGTACTAACGACAACGACATCAACGCAATCAAGAACAACGGTTCGATCCCAGCGGGTTACACCATTAACCACTATCTGACCGACACCAATGCTTGGTTCTTGACGACTGATGTACCTAACGGTATGAAGCACTTTGTTCGTACCCCATTGCAAAACAGCATGGACGGTGACTTTGACACCGGCAACGTACGTTACAAGTCACGTGAGCGTTATTCGTTTGGATTCTCGGATCCACTCGGAATGTTTGGTTCCCCAGGAGCCTAAGCGTTACCCCCCTTGTCACTTCGATGACTTGGCGCCCCGCTTCGGCGGGGTTTTTTATTTGTTAAAACACTTGCGCAAAGATAAAAAAGTAGTAATATCCATATATCTGGGTGAATAGCTTGTCAAACTGCCCCAGCAGATGCGTACACAATTGACAGGCGGAACTTTGTACGAAGGACAATTTATATGACTTTAGCAACTACCTCTAGCGTATGGCGCTCCACTGGTGGAGATCAAACCCGTACTGCAATCGCTGGCTCCATGGTTATGTCAGCCCCTTTCTATATTGCAAACACTGCAGCAACTTCAAATGTTGTAACTTCTTCAGCAACTGGCGCCCCCGCACTAATTTTGCCAGCTGGCGCAGTGGTTACCGAAGTTATTATTTCCAGTGGTGGCGGTGGTAATGCTACTGCTAACGTAGGGTTTACCCCACTAATTAGCGTTGGTCCTGGCCAAACAACTACTTTAGGCACAAATGTCCCTGCTGGTTTTGTTTCCGCTGGTAACGTATCTGCTCGTACAGTATTTACTGTTGGCGGCTCAGGTGGCGGCGCTTCTTTAGGTAACGTAGCAAATGCAACTAATTTGGTTGTTGTTACTAATGCTCAAGGTGCTGCTAATGCAATTGCTGGTGTAGTAAGCGGACGCATTATTTATCACGTAGCTGATAGCGGCGCAGAAAACGTCTAATAGGAGGCTCGTATGGGCATGCAATACGACGTAAGTTCAGCGTCTAATACCGCAAGCGCAACGTTTGTTGATGGGCCAGCGCGTCTAAAAGCTGTGTACTTTACTGGCACGGCCAATGCTGGCTCAGTTACATTTAGAGATGGTGGGGCAGGTGGTGATGTAAAGCTCACGCTTCAATCCATTGCTAATGCAACCGCACCAACGTATATGTTGCTTCCTGGTGAAGGCATTCGATTTAGCACCACTGTATATGCTAATTTAACCAACGTAGCTGCAGTAACGGTAATTTATGGCTAAAAGTCCCGCTTGGCAACGCAAGGAAGGTAAAAACCCTGAAGGTGGCTTAAATGCTAAGGGTAGAGCCTCTTATAATGCTGCCAATCCGGGCAAGCCTGGGCTTAAACGCCCACAACCTGAAGGCGGTCCCCGCCGCGATTCCTTCTGCGCTCGCATGAAGGGTATGAAGAAAAAGCTAACTTCTGCAAAAACCGCTAACGACCCAAACTCACGCATTAATAAGTCCTTACGGGCTTGGAATTGCAAAGAGGGCGGTGCTGTTCGTGGGGGTGGTTGCGAAGTGCGAGGAAAAACTAAGGGTAAGCTGGTATGAAAGATCATTTAACTGAAGGAACTAAGCACGTTTTAGACGGGCTATCTGTAATAACTGTACTAGGAGCCCTTGTGGATATTCTGCCAGCTATCGCTGCTTTGTTTACGATTGTGTGGACAGGTATTCGCATTTATGAAACGAACACAGTTCAGAATTGGATAAAACGTGCCAAGCGTAAGTAAAAAACAGCACAATTTCATGGCGGCTGTGGCCAAAAATCCCGGCTTTGCTAAAAAAGTTGGGGTGCCTCGCGCGGTAGGTGAGGAATTTTTAACTGCCGATAAAGGCAAAAAGTTCAAAAAAGGTGGAATGATGAAACACGAAGACATTAAAAAAGACATGCCAATGATGAAAAAAATCGCTGGCGAGGCTGTTAAAGGCCATGAGAAGCGCATGCACAAGATGGCTAAAGGTGGTGTAACCCGTGCCGATGGCTGCGTTATGAAGGGCCATACCAAAGGCAAAATGATCTCGATGAAGAAAGGCGGGTACTGCTAATGAAAAAGAAACGCTATGAGGACGGTGGGGAAGTAGAGTTTGAGTCTAAACAAGGACCCCATTCAAGCATTGACGACGATACTCGCGCCCGTGCGATGGACTATGTTCAGGAAATGCAAAGGCCCGCTCCTGAAATTGAAACTAAAGAAGCTCCAAAAGCTAAAAAAGCTGCTCCAAAACCTCAGCCTAAAGCAGAACCTAAAGCAACTCCAAAAGCAGAGCCAAAGAAAGAAGAACCCTCCTTTTTTAAAGGCACTAAAGGGTATAAAAATCTTGGAGCGTTATTTAAGTCTATGAGAGAAAAAGCTGGTATTACTAGCTACAAATCTGGTGGTTCAGTGTCTTCCGCTTCTTCTCGCGGTGACGGGTGCGCTATTCGTGGTAAAACTCGTGGGAAGATTGTATGAGAGCCTCGCGTGGAATGGGCGCAATATCCCCTTCCAAAATGCCTAAAAAGAGAGTTATTACCCGTACGGATAACCCCGATGCTGTCGACTTTTACAAAAAGGGTGGCAAAGTTTCGAAGGTTAATGAATCTGGTAATTACACGAAACCTGGCATGCGCAAGGCTTTATTTGAAAGTATTAAAAACTCGGCCGTGCAAGGTACTGCAGCGGGTCAATGGAGCGGTCGGAAAGCTCAGCTCTTAGCAAAAAAATATAAGGCGGCTGGCGGTGGCTACAAATAAAACCTGTACATTTTGTAAAACAGAAAAACCACTGACTGAGTTTTTTAGTCGTGGTGGTAAGCTGTCGCACCTTTATAAATCTAGGTGTAAGCTGTGTATGCAGGCCAAAAGACAAGAGTGGGCTTTAAATAATAAAGAACATTTAAACGAATGGCGTAGAAAAAACTGGGTTACTGCAAACAGAAGGCTAAAAAGACGTGGTGCAACAGAAGAGTTGTATAACGAACTTTATGAAGTGCAGCAGGGGTGTTGCGCTGTTTGTAATGAGCCAGAAGAAAAGTTTAGCTGGTTATGTATTGATCATGACCACAATACCGGAAGAATTAGGGGTCTTCTATGCCCAAACTGCAATCGAGGTATAGGTTTACTACAAGACAGTTCAGTTTTACTAGAAAAAGCTGCAAAATATATAGCAGAAGCTAAACAAAAGGAGTTGTGCAATGGCTAAATCGTTTCCAGACTTAAATAATGATGGTGAAGTAACTCAGGCGGATGTCCTGAAGGGTCGTGGTGTGTATAAAAAGGGTGGCAGCGTTAACTTTATTCAAAAAGCAATTAAGAAACCCGGCGCTTTACGTAAGGCTATGGGTGTTAAAACTGGCGAGAAGATCCCTGCTAAAAAGCTCGCTGCTGCGGCTAAAAAACCAGGTAAAATGGGTCAACGTGCGAGGTTAGCTCAGACTTTGTCGAAGCTAAAGAAATAATGCCGTTTATCTGGGACTGGATCTGGGAGAAATTAAGTGGCATTATCAAAACCCCAACGCAGCCTGAAGGCCTGGACCAAGCAGGAATGGACCACCAAGTCGGGCAAAAAGTCGTCCGAAACAGGCGAACGGTATCTGCCAAAAAGAGCAATACAGGCGCTAAGTCCACAGGAATACGCAGCAACAACCAGAGCAAAACGGGCGGGAAAGGCGCAGGGAAAACAGTTCGTGCCTCAGCCAGCAAAAGTAAAGCAAAAAGTAAAGCCGTACCGAAAGGTTAAATAATGTCCACTACAGGAACAACCGCA